GGTGTGGTGTAATTTTTGGCGGTGCGGTGTGCTGACTCGAGACCTTACTGCGACACGCTCGCGCACCGCGGTGCGTCGTGGTGCAGTGGTGCGCGGTGTTGACGGTGCGCGGTGCGGTGCTGTAGGGTACAACCGTAGAGTTGATGGGAGCACATCGCATGACGACAGAGACGAAACCGAAGCGCAGCCGCAAGAAGCCCGAGGGCGTCAGCGCGCCGCCGCCGATCAAGGCGCCCCGGGAGCCCCGCGAGACGGATACTCGCAACGCAGAGCTCGAGCACCGCCGCATGGCTGTGCGCGGCTCGCGTGACCTGCTGGCGGCGCTGGCCAGATCGGCGTTCAAGCATGGCATCGCCCTGCGCGGCATGACGCCAGAGGAGCAGCTGCGCGCCGCCACGGCGGATGGGTGGCAGGGGCGCGTCATCGGCGCGTCGCGTTGGGCTGGCGGCGCGTAGGGCTGTGTGGTAGGATGTGGGCATGAGCGAAGAGCCTGTGAAGAAGAGCCGCAAGGGCATTGGCGGCGCGCCGAGCAAGTACCTGCCGGAGTACTGCGAGCGCGTGATCGAGATGGGCCGCGAGGGCATGTCCATCGTCGAGATGGCGGCTGAGATCGGTGTGCATCGCGAGACGCTCGAGGAGAAGTGGGTAGAGGCGCAGCCAGAGTTCGCCGCAGCCTTCGCGCGTGCGCGCGAGCTCAGCCAAGCGTGGTGGGAGCGGCAGGGCCGGCTGGGCTTGACGGCCGACCGCTTCAACGCGCAGCTGTACAGCCGCAGCATGTCGGCGCGCTTCCCGAAGGACTGGCGCGAGACGAAGGAGCAGCGCATCGCCGGTGCGGACGGCGGCGCGATCAAGACCGAGGCGGTGGGCGCCACGCCCGACGCCATGCGCGAGCTGACCGAGGCGCTGCTGCAGCAGGCGGCCGACAAGGCGAAGGGCTGAGCATTACGCATTTGTAATGTTGACAGCATGGGCCGGTGGCCCTATAGCTGGTGTCACCAACCGAGGGGCGCTGCCCCGCCAGACAGGAGACGCACAATGACCGACTGGGACGCCCAAATCGTCGCCGACCTCGAAGCCGAGGTTGCCCTGATCGAGAAAGCCATAGAGGGCAAGCAGAACGGCGACTATGTCCGTCTCCCGCGCGGTGACGCACGCCCGTTCCTCGTCGGAGCACACCGCACCACCATTCAGATCAAGCGCCGCGAGATTGCGGCTATTCGCAAGCAGTACGCCTGACCCCCGCCGCCCCCGGCCCAGCGCCGGGGGCCACTTGCCGAACCGGCGCTCCGCCCCTACCATAGGGGCCAGTGAGCACAGCCGCCATCATCCCAACGCTGAACGCGCAGCAGCAGGCGTTCGCCCTGTGGCAGCACCAGTGGGCCAACACGGCGCGCCCGAACCAGATCCCCGAGCTCGTGTCGCCGCCCGGCTTCGTCGAGATGGGCTACCTCGCCGGTCGCGGCTTCGGCAAGACGCGCGTCGGTGCAGAGTGGCTGGGCCGCGCCACATACCTTGACGGCGCCGGCTTCGACAGCGCGGTCATCGCGCCGACCTATCAGGACGTGAAGTTCACTTGTTTCGAGGGCGAGAGCGGGTTGCTGTCCGTCATCCCGCCCGAGTTGATCAAGGCGTACAACAAGAGCGACCTCGTCATCGAGATGTACAACGTCGCCGGCGGCGTGTCGTCGATCCGCGGCTTCACGGCTGAGAAGCCCGAGCGGCTGCGCGGCCCGCAGCACACCCGCATCTGGGCGGATGAGCTGGCGGCGTGGATATACGACGACGTCTGGGACATGGCCATGATGGGCCTGCGCCTCGGCCAGCACCCGCAGGCGCTGTGGACGACGACGCCCAAGCCCAAGGAGCTGGTGCGCAAGCTCGTGGCCAAGAAGCCGGGGCGCGTGATCGTCACCGGCTCGACGTACGACAACAAGGCGAACCTGCCCGACAGCTTCTTTGATCAGCTCGCCCAATACGAGGGCACGACGCTGGGCCGTCAAGAGCTGTACGGCGAGCTGATCGACCCGGAAGAGAGCGGCATCGTCAAGCGCAGCCACTTCCGCCTGTGGGCGCACGACAAGCCGCTGCCGCGCTTCGACCTCGTGGTCATGTCGCTCGACACGGCGTTCACCGAGAAGACGATGGACAAGCGCAGCGGCGACCCCGACCCGACGGCGTGCAGCGTCTGGGGTGTGTTCTTCCACGAGAAGCGCAACAACGTCATGCTGTTGGACTGCTGGGAGGAGCACTTGGGCCTGCCGGATCTTATCCGCAAGGTTCGTCGGGAGCTGAGCGTTTCATACGGGGACGATGACGACGCGGCCGTGATCAAGCCGCTGTTCGGCAGCAGCAAGCCGTTGACGTCGGGGCGCAAGCCCGACATCCTGCTGATCGAGGACAAGGGCAGCGGCATCTCACTGCGCCAGATGCTCGAGCGCGAGGGCATCGAGGCGTACGCCTACAACCCCGGCCGCGCCGACAAGCTGACCCGTCTGCACATCGTCTCGCCGATCTTCGCACGCAGGATGGTCTGGCTGCCCGAGAGCGCCAAGCACCCGGGCCGACCGCGTAACTGGGTTGACCCGCTGCTGCACCAGTTGTGCTCGTACACGGGCCCCGGCAGCATCAAGCACGACGACTACGTCGACTCGACTTCGCAGGCGCTCAGGCTGATGATGGACAAACGCCTACTGGATGCGGTACAAGCCAAAAAAGACGAGCCGTCTGGGCCCCCGCCCAAACCGGTTAGCAATCCGTACGCTGTCTAAGGAGCGGGCATGGAAGACGATGACGATCTGCCCGAAACCGAAATGGTTGATCTGGGCGAGGCCGACGAGGAGGACGTGATCGACACGCCCGACGGCGGCGCCATCGTCCGGCTGGACGACGGTGACGACCTCGCCCCGCGCTCCGACGACTTCCTCGCCAACTTGGCCGAGGAGATGCCCGAGAGCGAGCTTCAGTCGCTGGCGCAGACGTACCTCGACCTGATCAGCAAAGACAAGGAAGCGCGCAAGAAGCGCGACGAGCAGTACGAAGAGGGCCTGCGCCGCACCGGTCTGGGCGACGACGCGCCCGGCGGCGCGCTGTTCAACGGTGCCACCAAGGTGGTGCACCCGATGCTGACCGAGGCGTGCGTCGACTTCGCCTCGCGCGCCATCAAAGAGCTGTTCCCGCCGCAGGGCCCCGTCAAGGACTTCATCCCCGGCGAGCCGGACGGCGAGAAAGTCAAGAAGGCCAAGCGCAAGACCCAGTTCATGAACTGGCAGTTGACCGTGCAGTCCAGCGAGTTCCGCGCCGAGCTTGAGCAGCTGCTCACGCAGGTGCCGCTGGGCGGCGCGCAGTACATGAAGGTGACGTGGAACGAGGCGCGCAACCGCCCCGACTTCCTGTTCGTCGCCATCGACGATCTGCACCTGCCGTTTGCCGCGACGAACTTCTACACGGCGCAGCGCAAGACGCACGTGCAGTACCTGACGGCCGTGGACTACCAGCGCCGCGTCAAGAGCGGCATGTACCGCGACGTTGACCTCGGGCCGGTCAGCATGGAGCCCGACTACAGCGTCGCCGAGAAGGCGAACAACAAAATCGAAGGCCGCGAAGAGACGTCCTACAACGAGGACGGCCTGCGCACGATCTTCGAAGTGTACACCATCGCTGCCATTGAGGGCGATGAGGCGCTGCCGTACATCATCAGCATCGACAAGCCGAGCGGCAAGGTGCTGAGCATCTACCGCAACTGGGACGAGATCGACAAAGCGCAGGAAGAGCTGCAGTGGTTCGTCGAGTTCCCATTCGTGCCGTGGCGCGGCGCGTACCCCATCGGCCTGCCGCACATGGTCGGCGGTCTGGCGGCAGCGTCGACGGGCGCCCTGCGCGCCCTGCTCGACAGCGCGCACATCAGCAACAGCCAGACGATGCTCAAGCTCAAGGGCGGCAGCAAGGGTGGGCAGAGCCTCGAGATCCAGCCGACGCAGGTGATGGAGATCGAGGGCGGCATGGCGGCGGACGACATCCGCAAGCTGATCATGCCGCTGCCGTACAACCCGCCGTCCGCGGTTC